CTTCAAGGGGCTGAGGGGCTCAACATTTTGAACCCCCCCCCCGCCTTCAATCGCCGGCAGCTCGCGCCGCCGTCACCTGCTCCACAATCGCAAACAATTCTCTTTGAATATCCTCTTTATGTTTTGTTTTGTATTTATATTCAATGCTGCTGTGTGTATCATCCGACAGAGTAATTAAATTGCTCGGGTCAGTCCTCCGCTCCCAGCCCTCAGGCGTGGACAGCGGCAGGATGTGATGCACAGAAAAACCGGGCCGCAGTTCTCCTGTAGTGTGTAGAACATACTGGTCCGTTCCGTCATCTCTATTTATGGCAAGCTGCCGGGCCTGCTTCCACGCGGCAGACGCCCTGAACTCGGCAATGTGTCTATCGCGTCTAAATCTGTTGTAATCGCGCCGATAAGCCGGCTGACATGAGCACCGCTCACCAACCGGCAGTATACGTCCGCATCTGCTGCAAATTTTATTAATCATGCTGTTACCTCTATAACATTGTCGTCCTCATCGTCTGCACCCATACCGCTGCATATCTCAGCATTAATATCAAAGATTGACAATTGACTTGCTCCTACAATCGGCTGACCAATCCCCTCAGCATTACCGAAGAACGCCAGATTCCGGCGTCTCACCTCATCCCGTAGAATCTCCTGTATTTTTTCCTTGTCTCCTCTATGGTAGAGCTTATCAATCAATCTATGATTCTCTTGCGATACAGTAATAAGATTGCTCATACTGCAACGTAAATCTGGGGCTTCGTCCAATTCTGCGATGTGGTGAACATCAACTCTTTTCGGATAGACAATGCGACCAGTCGTAAGATATTCCCAGATGTCCATGCAACCGTCACGTTCAACAACCAAGTCTCTCACCCGGCGCCACTCCGTGCTGTTATAGAACCTTTGGTTCTGAATTTTCTGCTGCTTTGCAGCGATTATTTCTGCACACAGTGCAGTTGATATCTGATTACGCCGGATGGTCTCCTGTAGGTCCTGTATATCCTGCTCCTCTTCACGTAATGTTTTTGTTCTAAATGTTTGATTGTTTGTATCTTTCATACTCCTTTCTCCTTCGCGCCTACGTCCGGCGCGCGCTTGGTCTAGCGCTATTTTTTTGATTATTTTATTTACTGTTAATATGCAAAATAAAATAAATAATAAAAATCGGTGTTCCGCCGGGTATGCACAGCCGGCTTGCCGCTGTGTATATCTGGCGGTTTCTGCCAGAGCCAGCTGGTCTGCGGTTCAGCTTTTTCATTGTGTACACCCACCACTGGATGTATAATGAAAGAAAAGGGGGAAACATTATGAGAGAACTGAGGGAACTGATTGAGTTGTTAGACTGGACTAATAATAGCGATTACAACTATCTCATCAATAAAAAATGTGCATACCTGAAACACCCAACCGAAGATGATTACTATGACCTACAAAATCTCGCCGTCGCCATATACTCGGATGCCAAATTTGCATTCTCATGTAATGAAATCACTCTTGATGAGCTGCACCTGATACAGTCTCACCTGCTCGGCGGTCTGTATCATGCACCGAAATAAAGATGTGCATACTAGTATGTGCATCTTTTATTATGCATATCAAATAAGAAATAACGCCGCATTTTTTCATAATTCCAATTCTGGTAATCTTGCTTTACCAGAATGACATTTCCAATTTGTCACAGACCCAAAAAGGAACTTTGAGTGCGAAAAATATTTTCAATAAATGTGTACACCTGAAAACGCCATTTGCACCCTTTGTTTTTTTCTGCCCGGATGGATTGAGCCTCCTTTTAATGAAAGCCTGGCGGCTTTCGTCTCAACAATGCAGTTATCATCACCACCACAATCACCCCTGCCGGCAAGGCCTGCTGCCGTTTTTTTCATAATGTACACATAAAAACAAGGAGCCGCATAACGAATACACAAAAGAAATCAGAAAGAAAAACCGAAAGAAAATTGTACAAAATACACAAAAGAAGCATTAAAAATAAGAAGAAAAATATACAGAAGAACTAAAAAGAGCAAAAAAAACAGCCCCAACGGCTGGCGCTTTGCCTGAACCGCTGAGACCTCGTCACGTAAGAAATGTAAGGCTCCGCCGCAAATTTGGAGAGGCGGCGGGCGGGGAAAACGCGGCACAAATAGGAGGAATGCCAAAAACCCCACAAGGCAGCGGCATTTAACGCCGCCGTTCTTTCGCCTTACATATATAATATGCCGAAAAAAAATAAAAATGAAAAATATTTTGAAAAAAAAGTGCATACCTTTATTTATGTTATCTCAGCGCGGCAGCGGGGTTCTGAGGCCGGCAGGCGGGGTCTGGGCGCGGCAGCGGGGTGTGTACTATATATGCAGTACATAAAACTGTGCATTTTATATGCATATATAGGTGTACACTTTTATATATATACTGCCGGCTGCTGCCCGCTCGTTATGTGTATACATATAGGTGTGCACTTTTTGAAGATACTGCCCGCATTTATAGTGTCCGGCTAGGGTGTGCACTTTTTTGAAGAAAAATAAAAAAAAGAATGGGTAAAGGTATGCACAAAAACAGTAAGAAAGTGTGGCAGTATAGGTGTGCACTTTTTCGCATATTTTGCCGGCAGCAGTGCATAATCTATATGCATACGCTAGGGTGTGCACTTTTTTTAATATACATATTGCGCTTTCCGGCATATTTTATGCATACGCTAATGTATACACAAAAACGCGGCGAAAATGTACCGGCTAGTGTGTGCACTTTATGAGGCCGGCAGGCCAATCAGGGCGCGGCAGCGGGGTGTGGACATAAAAAAAAGATGCACACCTTTTACAATGTGCACCTTTGGCTTTAGTTCACGGTTACACCTCCCAATCCTCGCCGGGGGCGTCGTCTGCCGGTTCCTCTTCGTCCTCTTCATAATCTCTGTCATCTTCCGGCGGGATGTTTTCGGCGTCATAGTGTTTAATTAACATTTCGGCATACACACTATGCAGTACACCATAAGCGCGCGTCATAATCTTAACCTCGGAATCTTCCGGGCCGCATACGAAATCTGCCAGGAATTCATCCAGGTCTGAACCGTCAATATCGCAGATGAACTCCCAGAGGTCGTCATGCTCCTCCTCTGTAATCGTCCGGCCGTAGATAAGTGCCTGTGATGTCTCCACAAAATTCATAAACTGGTCGTGCAATTTCTCCTCATCAATTGCCGCGCCGTGTATACCTTCCCCGATTTCCAACATAGTTTTACGCAGCACATGCAGCAGGCGCCGGCGCTCCATATTCATCTCAGACTGTATCTCGCGGATACTCCATAACGGTATGCCGCTTGCATATGAAATCTGTTTATATGACAGTGTGCCAATACGTAATAATTTTTCAGCGGTTTTTGTTGCCTGGTCGTAATCCATGGCGGCCCTCCCTTATCTTATTTAAGGACATTGAATTCATAAAGCTATGTACAAATTCCTGCCCGTGATACAGTAACGCGTAGTCTTCACTCTCTGGATAAATCGGCAGCAGTGTGAGCCGGATGTCCGCGGCGTCGTGATATCTGATATAATCGCGAATCTCTGCCTGTTCCGGCTCCTCGCATACCTCATTATCAATCATCAATCGCAGCAGCATTACAATCTGCAGCAGTATGTCCCGCCGGTCCTCGTCTGATATCTCCGGTTTTCGGATATCAAAGAGCATTTTCCTTAATTCCTGCAGCAGCTCCCGTGTCTCGTGTGCCACCTCGGATATGAGCTCCTGCACCCGCTCCGGCGTGAGTCCACAACCGGCGGCGATATCTTCATCAGATACTCGCCCGTCAAAAATCAGCCTGCGGGCAATTTCTTCGGACGTCTCTTGTCTTATATCTTCACGGATACCCATTCGCAAACCCTCCCTTCGTTTTTCTAATTCCATTATATCAACCAGGAAAAACTACAGCAACCCAAGAGCCGTGGCATATACGCCGGCGGCAGAATTCGGCAAAAATTGCGGCGCGGGCCGGGCTGGATTGCGGGCCGGGCGGCGGTTGTCCCAGAATCCCAAGTGCGAATCTGGGTTGCGGGCGTTTTTGTCCCAGATTCCCAGGTTAACTCTACAAGAAATCCTTTTCCGTCCCAGGAATCTCAACTTTTTACAGCCGATACACTATCTTTTCCCAGATAATCCTCCCAATTTGAGATGTTCAAAACCTCCTTTGAAGGAAAAAACGCGGAAATCTTTCTCTTATCCCAGATTTTTCATTTTATCCCAAGTGCATCCCAACCACTACTTGGGATAAAAAAATATCAATATTTTCTATATATTGTGTTATTTTAATCATTTATATACTATATATTGTTATTTTTATTATATTATTTATTCTATCCCAGAATCCCAAGTAAAGAAACACTATATATAAGAGAAATAAAAAAAATAAAAATAATTTTTTTTTATTTTTTATTTTCTTATATACACATACATTTCCGCTTGGGTCGCTTGGGATTCTGGGATAAACCGTCGCTGCCCGCAAAAAAAAGCACCCCGGCTTTTCCTTCCGGTGGTGCTTCATATATGTATCAATCAAACGGGATGTCCTCATCGTCTGTCATACCTGCTTCAAGTCTCAGCTGTTCAATGTATTTTGCGTTCGCTGCCTGCTGTGCTGCCTCGCTCGCTTTTGCCGCTGCTGCCTTTGCTGCTGCCGCTGCGTCCTTCGCCGCTGCCGCTGCCTCCTCAGCGCTTTTTGCCCCTTCTTTTGCCTCTTCTTTTGCCTCTTCTTTTTCGTCTTTATATACAGGCATAATCAGCTTAATAACTCTTTCGTTTCGTCCTGTTTTTTCTGACTTTGCTTTTGTCTGGTTAGTGCCTTTATCTGATATCAATAAGCCCCTGCCTCGCATCTCCCTATAGAACAGGCTGAGGTCAAGGTCAAGCTCTTTTGCCCATTCCTGTAATTTATACGGGAAAATAGATATTGATTCAAATTCACCATTAATGCCTTCTCTTTTGTCGCTTTTCTTGTAGATTCCAATATATTCCCCGCGGATATCCTCAGGTGCTGTGAATCCCTCGACCTTTCCAGGGTTGCTGACACATCTTTCAATCACGGTGTTGTAGAATCTCATATACTGGTCTGCGTCATCAGGTTTAACCATGATATCCAACAGTTCTTCATCTGAAAATGTCTGGCCGTCTTTGAAGAGGAACTCCGTTGCAATTTCATCAGCGGTAAGAAGAACAGCAATCGCTGTTGCCTGTCTGCCCTCGCGTCCGTGCTCTTTCGCTAATTTTCGCGCTCTTTCCAGATTCTTTTTGTTTCTTTCCATAATCTTCTGCTGGCCTAGTTTTTTCACCTCTTCTACGAAATCGCGGCCGCAGAACCCGTAGTTATTCTGAAAGAACCAGATTACATCCTCAATGTTTTCAAGCTTTGGATATTTCTCCTTATCAAGATATGGTAAGTATTCGTCAACCTGTTTTGGCAGAACTCGGTAAATGCTGCCGTTCGTTGAGTAGTCCTTAGTGATTACCTGCTCTGAACTAACTAAGGAAGTCAGTTCAAATGTATTCCTCTTTCTTTGTTTCAGGTCCTTTGTGGCTCTGCCTCGTCCTCGTCCGTTCGCAAGCATCATAACGGCCTCTTGGAATTTCTTTTTCTTGTCCTGGTCCCCTTTTGATGCATCATCCAGGATAACCGGGAAATTGTTAAATGTATCGCAGGCCAGTTCCAATGATGTCAGTGTATTATCAGAATCAAGGAAAATGCCGCCGGATTTGTTGTCCATATTACTGAAAATCGTTGACACGATAGACAGCAGCGCGCTTTTTCCGTGTCCAGAACCGCCATACAGGTTCACAATGAATCCATCCTGTTTTGGCAGCATTGGCAGAATTACAGATGCCAGAAGCCCCGCTGTTGCCAGCTTAAAAGGCTCATAACCTAAGGCTCGGATTTCTTTAAATTTCGTATACCACGCATCACGGTCTCCTTGTTTTGAAAGTGCTGCCATCATATCGGGTAATTCGTCCTGTCTCTCAAAAACATAATCATCGGTTGTGTAAGGCAGGAAGTTCTTGAATTCCTTATCCCAGCCCAGTTTGTTCAGGGTATTCACTATCCTTAAAGCGCCCCGTCTTGATGACTCTTTCATCATAGACGCCATAAAGTTCACACATTGGCGGGCGTTGTCACTAGTGATACCGGCGCCCATATTACTTAAAGAGATGATTTTGTTAACGTTTGAAATCACTTCTCTCTCAACGGTCGCCTTCTGCCATCCTTCTTCACTACCAAAATGAACCTCAACTCTACGGGTTGCCCCGCTCGCCATGTTGTCAAGAGGTCTGTAGAGTTTGCTTACCAGAATCGGATACATACACGCCTCAACCTCTTTGATGGTTTTGCCGCTTTCCTCGAATTTCTTCACGCCGTCATCGTTGGCAATCCATTCCTCGCCAACATACATCTGCTGGCAATCTTTCGGCAAATTCGTATACTCCGTTTTATGCCCCGCTGCTCTCCTGGTCTGTTCTTCCTGTCGTCTCAGGTCAGCCTCAGCAACCTCTCTTTTTCTGTCTTCCTCTTCCTTTTCTTTTTTATATTTTCTTTTTGCAGCAGTGCAGGTCTGTCTGAACATTGTGGCCAATGCCGTTCCGCCAAGGTCTTTCGCTTTCTGCTCTAACTGATACTGGATTTTTCGCTGTTTAATTTCATCTGTCATCAATTTGAACAGTGCTCGGTATAATGTATCATCCTGGAATGCATCGGCTGTTTTAATGCAGTCAATTCTTCCAGCCTCAAAGCATCGGTAATATGTCCCGGATGCTGTCCCCGTTCCTGCTGCCGCATCATCTCCATTTTGATTTACGGTTTTCACATACTCGGCCTCGCCGTCATCGTGAGGTATTGTAGCTGTCATACTTTCAGCCCCAGCTGCTGCCGCTCCTGTCATTATATTCGCCATCGTCGCCATCATTAACTGCATCTGCTCCGGCGTCATCTGCTGTATTTGTTGCATCATCTGCATCATATCTAAATTTGTATTCATAATCTTTTTCCTCCTGTTTTTCAGATTTTTTTTTAAGATTTTTTTTATATGTTCTTTTTAGTTTTCTCTGTCTTTCTCAGGGTCTCGTCATTATATAACATGACGGATGAGAAAATTTTTGAAACTTTCCCGGGCTCTCCATCCTGGGTAAAATCAATATGCTGATTTTTTTAAATTTTCAGCACGTGAAAGAAATTTTTTAATTATTTTTCTTTCATTATTAATATGAATTAATATGACAAATCTTCAGAAAAAAAAATCGACCATAAGTTAACTGAATGTTTCGGAAATGTTACAGAAATGTTAATTTCAGAGAGTTAAAGAAAACCCCGGCGGTAACCACCCGCCAGGGCCTGAGTTAAATAAAATAAAAATAATTAAAAAAAATAGAGAAATTGAAAATGAAATAAAAACAATCGCTGGCAGCAGGCGCCACGCGGCTCTCGCCCGGGTCCTCCCTGCTCCATCATCTATAGTATGAAGAATTTTTTATAAGATAAAAAACGGGGCAGCCCTCGCCGCCCCTTAAAGTGTAAAAATAAACCTAAAAATATTATCCGCAAAAAATCTTTGCATATGCATTGCATATGTATTGTATATGCATTGTATATGCCCTGTATCCATATTCAATTGTCATTTTGAGACAGGGTGTATCTTAGACCGTGCGTGCCCTGGTCTATTGGCTGCTGCCTGTCTCATATATAGTATGCTGAAAAAAGAGAAAAACGTAACGGAAAATAGAAAAAAGTTATAGTCCATTTTGGTCTATATGTGAGCATAGAAAGCACCAGCAGGCGCCCGTTACACCTGCTGGCTCGTATGCGGTCCTGCATACATTACAACCCTGAGCCTCACGAATCGGGGGCGGTTTATGCGATACGCCAAACAAAGAAAGGATAAGATAAAAACGTATCGCTCCTGGAGAGTCCATCCAGGTGGGCTCAGGGTTCTAATCTATGCGGGGCGGTTATATACGCTCCCCGCGGGCGGCATACCATTCCTCCAGCTCGTCACGGCTGCGGGCGTGTGTACCGTCTGGTAGTTCTACGTCAAAGGGCTCGTCAAAGTGCTCCTGAACGTATGCCCCGGCGCTGTCCCAGTTGTCCCTCACTATCTCGGCAATCTCCGAATCGGTCATCTGGAGGGATTTTGCTAACTGGTGTATCCGTTTTGCGCTCTGAAAATCTTGTATCATCTCGCCGCTCCTCTCTCTTTCAATATACGGTCCAAAGTGGGCCGGCTGATTTTTAATGCGGCGGCCATCTTTGTCTTGGTTATCTCTCGCCGCTGATATCTGACATAGTATGTGTCAAAGTCAGTTTGATTGATTTTCTTCTTTTTCCCGCCTTTATATTTCCCGGCGCGTTTGGCGCAAGCGATACCCTCCGCCTGCCTCTCGCGCCCGTTTGCAACCTCAAATTCGTATATTGCGGCAAGAAAGGTAAAAATCATCTTTCCGGCCGGTGTGCCGGTGTCCAAATTTTCTTTTTTACAGATTAATTTTACGCCTTTCTTTTCCAATTTTTCTGTTATGTCCAAGAGGTCTTTTGTGTTACGTGCAAGGCGGCTGAAATCGTGAATATATATTATATCTCCCTCACGGGCAAAATCCAGCATCTCCTGGAGCTTCGGGCGGTGTGTGGTCCTGCCGCTGATTTTTTCAGTATACCAGCGCTCTATATCATACTCACGCAATGCCTCAACCTGCCGCGCCTCGTTCTGCTCTACGGTGGACACTCTTACGTATGCAATCCGCATTCTTGCCGCCTCCTTCCCTGTTTCTGATTCTATTATAGCAAAACAGGGGCAGCAGTCAATGAGACTGTCAGCCCCTTATAATTTGGAAAATGTTCGGCAAAATTCTAGCCTTTTGTAAAAACAACATGTATAACTTGCCCTGCAAAATGTAAAATTGCCGGTTTTCGTAGTCTGTTTTTACGTCCCAGGCTCTCAATCCCCTCGTCATAACACGGTGTGCCCTATTTTTACACATAATGGCAATAAAAGAGACCGGGGGATTCTCTCCCGGCCTGTTTACTTATTGGCTGCCTCATGCACTCTCTGCATTAATCTTTCATATGCAGCATCTCGTTCCTCATCCGTAATTGTCACCGCCTGCGCCTCTGGTGTCGCCAGCAGTGCCGCCTCTATTGTCTGCGCCTCCCTGATGAATGCCTCAACCAGCCTTTCGTGTTCCTCTTCCTTGCTCCTGAAATTGATTACCATGATTTCCCCCATAACTACAATTTTTCTTCTATTATCATACACTATTTGTGTCAATAGTAGTATGCAGGAATTTCCGGTAAACGGTGAAAATTTTACGCCTCCGCGTTTCAGGTCTCCCAGTCCATCACCAGCGGCTCGGTCTCCTCTCTGTACCGGTTCTGCTCCACGTGCAGCAGGTGACAGAATTTAACTGTATCAACCCTCATATATCTCTCATACAGGGCCTGATTTTCCGGGTGTATGATAAACGGTGTTAAACTCGCATTGATGCACTGCACATATGATATGAGGGATACTGTCCGGCTGTCCCCGCCGTGCTGTACATATTGTATGTGAAAATTGGCAATGTCTCTTAACTGCTCCGGTTTGTTATTTCCTATTATAAGGGCTCTTAGTCCCTCGGTCATATATGCCGGTGTTCCGGGGTATAATTTCTGCTGTATTTCCTCAACATATTCAGGGGTTATCGGTTCATTCATATTATCAATGCAGAATTTTAATGCATTAAAGCAGCCGTCAACTTCAATTATGTCTTTTGCAATGAACTCCTCTCCCGATTCATCCGCCCAAAAATATCCTGTGTCATAAATGCGGCTGACATTCGCCTCCGATAGACTCCCGCCGGCTCTGTTGATTGAATAAAAGGCAAATTTCTTCTGTGTGTAATCATATATGCCCTCTCTGCCGCCTCTACTGGTTACGCATGCACACTCTAGCATCAGACGCCGCCGTAGAGCCGCAATATAATCAATCATATATACACCTCCTACCTGCATTATAACACAAAAAAACCGGGGCGGTTATCTTATTAACCGTTCCGGTGTTGTTTTCGTCGTTTACATATATTCTTTCTTTATTTTAAAATGTAGTCCTCATCAGTAACCACTATCTGTTCCCCGCTGTCCAGTCTGTCCAGAATCTCCAAAAACTGCTCCCAGCCGCTCGGATAAACACAAATCCCAATCCCTCCGGCCTTACGAATATGTTTCAGATTGTATTTCTGTAAATCGGTCAACCCATAACTGCTGCCACCCTTGACCTCTATACCTAAAAAGCGCCCGTTGTAACAGGCCAGTACATCAGGTATGCCTGACGGGGTAAAAGCATTGGCGAAAAATTTAACGCGCCAGGCCCCCCTGGAGTGTAATTCAGATTTGATTTTGTTTTCAAACTGTTTTTCCGCTGCCATTTTCTTTTTTCTTTGAATTATCATACAAGATGTTGATAATCAATTTACTCAGTAGATTTTTCATTTCTTTCTTTTCGTTCTCGGGCTCATCGTCTGCAAACTGAAACTCCATTGCCCCCATACCTAACGCGTGCTTGAACTGCTCCAGTTCGTCCTCTGCCTGCTGTTTGGTTGTGTATCTGCCTAATGTCTCGGCCTGTCTATCAAAAACTGCAGAAACAAAATAATAATCCGGTGACTTGCATATGTTAATACTCCGCATAACCGCAGAATTAAAATATTCGTCATTACATTTTTGTGCTCTAATTAACATCTCTCTTTCCCTCCTGTTTTCTCTTTTCCTCCGCTCTCCAAGCGGCTCTGATGTAATCTGAGAATATCCTTGTTGCCGTTCTTTTGTCACTCGCAAAAACGGTGTGCACTATATTTCGCGGTGTCCCGCGATACTCGCATTGATACCGCCCTGTTTTCACTAATTCAACCGTGAACTCTCCACTGTACATGTCACGCCACCTCCTGCTGTCTCTCTGCTAACTCCCGCAGGGTTGGGATGTGATATGCCGGCAGCTCCCGGGTCAGTACAGTGTGAATGCGTACACGCTCTGCCTCGCCCTCATCCAGATACTTTCCAAGGATGTATTCAACATCGCTGTCTTTATCGTATACGCTGAAAATATACTGTGTTGTCGTGTCAATCACGGTATCCATGAGATAAAGTCTGCTCTCTTTTGGATATACTCGGAAATCCTCCGGGGCTGCCAATTTGATTACCAGCTCTGCCAGTCTCTGCTCTCTGGTGAGGTCTCGCCGTTTATCTTTTGCCGGTTTATGTCTCGGCTCCGGCGGCCGGTGCAGCCTGAATGCTGCAAAAAAGTTCTTTTTCATTTTCTTTTCCTCCTGTTTTGTTTATTTATTAATCGTATCTTTTACACTATTAATATGCTAAATAATAAAAAAAATAAAATTTTCTTAGCGTGACACATAACTGACAGCCCCGCTGTCTGTTATCATATGAACAGCGCCTTTCAGGCTTATATATGTAAGCGCCTTTCAGGCTCACATATTTAAGCGCCCCCTTCGGGTGCTCACATATAATATGCTAAATAAAATTATTTTTGAAAATTTTTTGTTTCGTCAATTTCTTCCGCTCTCGTGCTGCCTGTCTGGCGTCGTAGTCGGCAATTCTATCTCTCAATCTGTCTATATGTATCTGATTTGAACACAGACTAACAATTTTTATCTCGTTTTTATGAGCATAGAACTCAATTGCCGCTGACTGCATAACCGGGTCTGCAATACACCTAAAACTTGAATTTTTGCAAATATACCTGATATATGTATTAACCTCTACAGCTTTTCCCGGATTTGGTGCCGGTTCTGCGTTACTGCATCGGATAATCCAACATTTGAATTTCTTGTTGCGGTTGTAATATGCCTCATCTATGTCTACAACCTTGAACCGTTTTTTGCATTCATCAACAAAAATATCTCTGTTACTGGCTGTAACCTGCAGATACATATACTCCGGGGTTATCTCGTCTACGTACTCAAAAAATCTCTTTACGTATACCCCATATGTATCAAACGCTGCTGGGACCGCCTGCCTGGACAGGATATTGTAACTACAGGGCGGCTTGCAGTATATGCAATCCGCCTGCTTCATTTCCTCCGGCATATCCTGTGAGATATCCTGTGTGAAAATTGTTACGAATCCGTATTTAATCATGCTGCATCACCTCCTGTTGTCCATGCATGTGAAAAATCTTTGTCTTTAAATAACGCTGCTAGGCCTGAAATTTGTTTTAATCGCAATAATTCCTCAGCATCCATTCCAATATTTTTCATAATCCACGCGTCAGACATTCCGCTTTCAACTAATTCAGCTACAATATTCGTCATCAGTTCAATACTGTGAGTTCCGCGGGCTCTGTTATGTCTAATTGTACTCGCCATGCGGTCTGTAATCGGTTTATCTATGACGGAAACCGGCAGGCAGCCGCCCTCACGGTCATAAATATCCTTATGCTGTTTCATAGTGAGATATCGGTGGTATCCGTCAACAATTTCATATGTATCTGTCTCAGGTATGTGATAACATACAATCGGCATTGTATATCCATCCTCTAAAATTGATTTATATAACAATTTCATCTCTGGCGGCGCTACACTGTTCGGGTTGTATGCATTCGCCTGTATTTTTTCTATTGGTATCGGTCTGACATTGTAAACCGGTGATGTAAATTTTTCTTTCATGATTCTCTCCTCCATTCTGTAAAGCTGATGCCGCATCTGTGCGGCTGTCTTGTAACTTTAAAGCCGTATTTTGTGAAAATTCCCTCCGACTTTCGGGTGCAGTATGCTGTAACCCGTCCGGCCTTGGTACATTTCATTGCGTCCTGCAATAACGCTGTTCCAATTCCCTTATTTCTCATTTCTTTTGTAACGAAAAATCCTTTTATTCTGTCTGCATATTTTCCAATATTTACACCGGCAACTCCGACAACCTCGTTATCAACTACCGCTACACACCAGAAAGAAGATTCGCTCAAGTCTACCTGTTCTTCGCCCGCTCCGTTCTTATACATGAATTCAATCACTTTAGCATTGTCTTTTGTATGCATAATCTTCATTTATAACACCCCCTGGTATTTTTCAATTGCCTTTCGTCTCTTTTCTGCGTCTTTTTTGCTCTTTGAGACTCCCATATATTGTAATGTAAAATCATTTTTCAGTATCGTAATGCAAATCGCCTTCCAACTCGGGCAGTGTCTGAAATCACTGATTTCCGTATCGTCCGGAATACCGTTTTTGATTTTGACAATCTCATAAACTCCGGGCTTTGTGCATAATTTTGACGTTTTATGCGTGTTCTCTATTTCTATGCCCTCTGATTCCATCTGTCTGATAACATCGGGGTTTCTGCCGTATCCTTTTTCAGACCATGATTTTTCAAATCTTGCAATATTTTCCTCAAATCTCTTTCTGATATCATCAGGCAGTGTTTTCAATAAGAATTCAGCGTATTCTTTCCAGGTGAACCAGTCTGGTTTCTTGATATTCTTATAGCCGGTTGCTGATGTTCCGCCATAAATCCCCATAAAATTGACTCCGTTCACTCTGCTAATCATTTTTCCCCAGATATTCGGAGATAATGCTCTATATAATTTCAGGTTCGACTGTCCGCAGCTATGGAATGGAGAGGCTATTCTCATTTGAGCTAGACTCAGCCCGCTCTGATACATTAGGTCGTATACTTTATTGTAGTCGTAACCGAATTTCGCATTCGCTATCCATATATCCTCTGTCGTCCAGTCATAAATTGGATATGTATTAAAAGTGTTATCATTTATTCTCGTTGTATACCTCGTGTTTTTATACATATACGCTCTGTGTTGACTGGTAATAGTTGACAATCTGCTGAGGCTTTCATCGCATCTGATACCAATTAAAACAGCAGTTTTTCCGTATTTACTACTAAACCACGTAGTGAATTCTTTTTTTGCATCTCGCCCGTATGTTCCCTTCTTGAATGTATACGGGCAATTTGACTCATTGATTACATACTGACTGTCAGGCATAGGCTTTACCCAGATGTCCTTTTTATCAGCATCCCATGGTATCCAATGAGTTTCAGTCATTGAGCATGAACATTGCGCTGAAATCGGTAGGCATAACCAATATTTCTTAATGTCTGCAAAATTTTCATCAAAGCTCCTTTTTATGTATTCGTATGTCTCCTGATAATCGGCCTCGTAGTCCATGTAATACATTGCCAATTTATCTAATAAATTATTCTCTTTCGCGTAATCATAGCAGAGATTCAACATCACTCCGGAGTCTTTACCTCCGGAGAAACTTACGAGCACGTTGTCAAACTCATCAAAGATGAATTTTATTCGCTCCATTGTTGCCTCATATACATTTTTTTCTAAATATTTTTTCATCTTATTCACCTCTGATGACCGATTTGTCAATGACATAATCTACTAGCCAGTCCTGGTCGTGACATCTTGCTGCGTCATATGCTACATAGTTCGGCAATATCACCTTGTCCTCCCAGTCTTTAAAACCACATTTCTTATACATATTGATTAATCTGCAGAAATTTTTGTCAGAAATTTTTTTAGACTTTACTACATCCTCTAATTCTGGCATTGATTCAACAATTTCGCACTTTGTACCCGCCAGCTCTAATGACATTTCCCGGTTGTAATTTGCCTCACTTGCTGCAAATTCTGGGTTATATGGGGCATAACTCAGCTTCTTGAAGCCGTATCGTTTGATTAAATCATCATACTGAATTTTAGCCAGGTCCTCTGCCATACGGATTACTAAATCCTCTGAATCAATATCATCAAAGAATATTTCCGGCTGTTTTTCGTAGTACTCTATTAGTCTCTCTTTGTTTCGCTGCTCCTGCATCTCATCATCGCTGAATAGATGTCTTACAATGTACTCAACGTAATCAGCATCAATCTCATCATCACTGATTCCTGTGTAATTATTAATTGTCCTTGCTGCTCCTACGATATCGTATGTATTTTCGACTGTTTCAATCATCTCGTCTTTTTTGCTTGATGTCTTTGCTTCATTCATTGTCTTTTCCATTTCAATTAATTCAGCCCATCCTCTCTCTAATGATTCTCTCTCTTGTCTTTCTGTCTCTACGTCTATCGTTTCCTCTGTGTCCAGGTCTATTTCTGATAATGCTAATTCATCTTCATCGTGTTGTTCCCATAAATCGTAACCGCCTGCGGCTTTCCACATATCTCTCAGTTCCTGGATTTCTGTTTTGATTTCTGCTATCTCATTTTCTGTTCTGTCCCATTCGCTAATAAATTGCTGAATATGAATGTCTTCACTGTCTCTATGTATTCTTACCTGCTTTTTATAAATATTTCTTCCATAGTCAATGTCTATTAATTCTCCCTGTCCTGATGCATTAGATATCAGGCTATCGGCATAGTTTATTTTTCTAATAAACTCAGCGTACTCTTCAGACATTTCTTCTGCTGACACATCATCAATATGCATACATACGCGGTTCCATTGGTCGTGCAGCGCGTCGATTGCTCGCTGTGTTCTTACCCTGATAGTAAGGTTTCTTACCTCTTCGTTTTTTATTGTTTCGGCCTCAGCCATAATCATTTCTTTGAATTTATTTGTTCTCATTTCTTTTTCCTCCTGGTTTTTAATATTTGTATTTGTTGCAGCCTCTGCTGCTGTAATTGTTGTTGTAATTTCTTTTTTCATATCCTTTTTCCTCCTGATTTTGCATATATCGTATATGCATTTTTTTTGATTAAAATTTAAGGCCGTTCTTTCCGGCTCGTTTTTTCTTACACCTATAATATGACAAATAATTTTATTTATAAAAAACAGCTCGCGGTTGGCATCCTCTATTCCTTCTCATCACTATCATTGTCACCGGCCGATTTTCATTTCCTTTTTTATTGTCGTATATAATATGCTAAATAATTTTAAAAATGAAAATTTTTTCCACCTAAAAATTTTTGTATTTTCATTTCTTCTTACATATATAATATGCTGAAAAATTTTCTGGATAAAAACCGATTTCTCGGTGCTTCCTCTATTCACTCTTATTATTCATAGCACCGGTCAGTTTTTTTTTCCTCTTTATCTTTCATATATAATATGCAAAATCTTTTGAAAAATAAAAATCGTACATCCGTTCGTTTTTTTTTACTCTCTCGTGTTTCTCTTTTTTTTATCTTTCACATTTAATATGCCGAATAATTTAAAAAATGAAAATTTTTTCTGCATAAAAAAAAGAGGCCTTACGCCTCCTTTGACTCTCTTATTAGGTTTTTTATGATATCCAGCAGATTTTCTTTTTTATCCAGATTCTGTAGCATCATGCGATTGATACCTGTATCCGCTAAAATATATCTGTATGAGATATCTGATTCCTGCCCCATTCGTTTGATTCTATACTGTGATTGCTCCATCCTTGCATAGTCAAAATTGATGCTGCTGTATATAATCTCATTGCAGAACTGCAGATTCAGACCAAATGAGCCGCAACCTAACATGATTAACAGCGGCCTGTTCCCGTCCTCCTTAAACTTTCTGATTATTTCTTTTCGCTTACTCAGTGTTGTCTCGCCGGTGATAGTGTAACAATTACACAATGTCTGTATCTGTTTGATTTCCTCTCTGTAATTGCAAAAACAGATGCACTGCCGACCACTGATATACTCGGCAACTGCACTATTTTTTTCGGGCATGCACGCCGCTACACGCTGTAACTCAGCAAATAAAACTAGTAGTGAATCAATTTCACATAGATTGAATTTCTGAAATGCATGCCGTTTCACGTCCTCATATTCTGTCATATCACACGAAACTTTTTGTATAATCTGTCTTTCATTTTTCTCAAAATCCAAATCCGCCTCATATACATACGGGGCGCATAACTTCACCAACGCCGGGCGGTTTGGCCCATAAAATGTGTGATACCGCTGCCCGTTGTGTTCGTGCTCTACAAAGAACATCTTGATAAACTCCCTGTAATTCATATTGAGGATTCTGTTAGAGAGGAAATCCATCTGATTAAACAAATCCCATTCATTACGGGTCAACGGCGTCCCGTTTAATATCAATGCATAGTCAAAGAATCGCCGTAGTTCTTTCGCCCGGAATGTTCTTTTACTTTTGCCGTTTTTGATAAATATGCTCTCATCAGCAATGATGAAAGTTCTTTTGTTATCCTTTTTTAGTTTTTCTACTTTATCATGGATATCAACGTATCTCTTATTGCTTGAGGCTATTGTTTCATATCCAATAATGTCATACTGGCAGCAGCAGCCCCACTTTTCAATCTCTGCTCTGGCGTTTTCAATAGTGCTGACCGGTGCAATATATAATAGATAATCCGGCTGGTTGTAGTTTACAATCTCCAGCGCGGTCCGGGTCTTGCCGGTGCCCTGTCTCATAAACAGAGCACCAACCTTTAATTTCTTAAATCTTTCAAACGCCTCTCTCTGTTTTTCTGTCAATTCAGCAGACATTCCGGTACCTCCACATTCAGGTCATCTACATTGATTACCGGCGGGGTAATATCGTGACTGCCTCGCTGTCTCTGCTGCCGCTTGTATGAGTACGCGGCATTGTATCTTTCATCAGTTGTGATATTGCATTCAACCGGCTTTTTCGCTTTACATAATCCGGTTTCACTGTCATATAACTCAAATGCAATCTGTAATTCCGGCGGGTTTGAGTTGTTCCAGGCCTTGCAGTCTGTATACGGCGCTGTAATCTCCTCGTAATTGCCGGAAAAATCGCCGCTTAAAAATCTCGTGTCTACGGCAATCTTTATCATTCCGCTGTTGACTTTTTCACCCTCTATGTAATGCATACCATTCACGCGCTCCAATGCCTGCGCCGCTGCATATGATACGGTTCGCTCTTCATACCCGGAAAATTCGCCCTCGGCCTGCAATTCAGATTCAGTCAAAATTGCTTTTATCCCACATGCAATAATCCATGTCCATCTGTCAATCACTGTTTTCTCGCTGTCCATCTCCCGCTGCTCGTCCAGGTCATAGATGTCATCTAAATCATTAATAAGAGCCTCAACATCAATCATAATATTTTTCGGTTTATCTCTTAACAGTTTAATCACGGCATAATTGTCAATCTGATACACTTTCTTTGCATCCATTGTGTCAATCGTTTTTCCGATTCTGAGCTGTATTCCATGGCCTGCGTTGTTATACAGGTCATGCAGCCATAACGGAAACGGCTTATAACCATTCTTGCACTGCTGCTCTATGTACATTCTGAGACATGTGAACATTACCTCTCGCGGGATATGCCCGAAATCATCATCAACTGCAATATCTAACAACCACGGCTTTCTGCCGCTATGCAGCCCGATTCTCTCCTGCTGTGTCATTGTTCTCACGTTTCGTAAAATTTTTCTTGCATTAATCATATTTGTATCCTCCTGATTTGGTTTATTTTTTTACACATATAATATGCCGAAAAAAATAAAAAAAAGAAAAAGCCGGCAGATTTTTTTGCCGGTTTGTAAATTACTCATTTTTCCATATTCCCATATTTTTCACTACTTTTTCAAATTCTCTTCCGTTTTTCGCCATCTTCACGCCAGGCTCTGGCGCTACTGTTACTGCAATCTCTATATGCTGCACAGATAAAAGGCTCTCAACCAGACGCTCCGCATCAGGTCCTCCGATTGTCTGCCAGGCAATCTGCTTTTTTATGTTTCCGTTTTTCCCAATCTTTTTTGCCGTTATGCATACAGGCAGCCCGGGTGTTCCGGGGTTTATATACAGTCTGTCATCTATAATGCAACTCACTAAATCACCTCATAAAAAAAATGAGGCCAGAGAGTGTAAAAACTAAACAAAGAAAGGTGACTCTGTAATATGAGCAATACAGAATCAAATTTAAACTCTGACCTCATCTATATAATATCAGATTTTTTACAAAATGCAAATATTTTTTCAGATTTTTTCAGATTTTTTTATATTTTTTCTTTATGCTGCCACCTCTGCTTTCGGCCCATACTGCTCCGTGAATAATTGCTCCGTGTAGTCCTTACGCTCGGCCAGTGTCTGCATGATATGCCCCTCTATAGAGTCCTCACATATGAGATTGTAAAAAATACAATTCCGTTTCTGTCCTATGCGGTGTATGCGGGCTTTTGCCTGCTCGTAATCACTATATGAACAAACCGGGCTGAAAAATATACAAATCCTGCTTTTTTGCAGATTCAGACCCATACTGGCCGCCTGGTATTGCGCCAGAATGACCGTTCCGGGCTCGTTTTGTTCGTATGCCTGCAGGTCTTTACGTTGACCATTTACAACCGATATAGGCCGTTTCAGGCGCTCACAGATACTCTGCAGGATTTTCAATTCTGTTGTCCAATTATAGAACACAATTGCCGGCTCGTCTCCAGCCTGCTCTAGTAACTCCTCCAGGGCTGCGGCTTTTGCCTGGTTGTATACGCTGCAAATCTGCCTTGCATATAGCATTTTCGTCAGGTTGTTTTCACCTATAATCTCCTGCCCGTCTATCTCTACAATACCAGTTCGCATAAATTTCTTATACTCGGGCGGGGTTGTGATTGTGACTCGCTGCTCGGTTGTCTCGGGTAACTGAACACCGGCCTCCTCCATAGTAATAAAGCTGCCGCCGTGCTTCTTTAACCCTGCCCGCAATTCGTCTATGTTCTTATATCCCTGTATGATTGGTATAGTCATCCAGGGGCGGGTTGGGTCTCTCCATTCGTAGACATGACAGAACTGGTCTAAGAACTGTTTCTTCGTCATATTCCAGCCAAGCATGCAGGCCGTCGGAATAATGGCCTCGAGCTTACCTCCGGTTGCCGGGGTCCCGGATAACAATAATTTATGTTTCGCTTTTGTCCGCATAACTGCCTTTGTTCTTTCTGATTCCATATGTCCAATCAAGCTTGACTCATCGCAGACAATAGAAACATCTTCAGCGTGCTGGTTTATGTACTCCCTCAGTCTCGCCCCGCATTTGGCCTTATACGCGTCATAACCGATGACGATAGCCTTTTTATCGGGTGAGGCAATAAACGCCTCTATACCGTCCGATTTCGTCCTCTTATAACCATTGAACACTGCTCTCTCTGTCTGGTTGTACAACTCCTCTAACCATTGACTCACGGTTGATTTGAGTACCAGGCAGACCAGGATTGGACTGCTCCAATACTCAGTTAACTCAATGCTGCTGATAGTTTTCCCGGCGCCCATCTGCCAGAATAGTGCCGCGTTGTCTCTGTCTTTGATTTTGTCCAGCGCCTCCCGCTGGAACTGATAGAGGCTCTTTTTTTGCCTCTGCTTTTGTTTTTTCATTTTCTCATTCCTCCTATAGATTGTTCTACAGCTAATATGACGAATAATTGAAAAAATGAAAATTTTTTTGCTGTGATTGTACTTTATGTAATATAAAAAGACAGCAGCAATAATGTTATTGCTGCTGTCAGCAATTTTTACGTTGCTGCTGCAAGCAATATCATCATTGCTGCTGTCACCCTGCTGTCACTCTGCTGTCCAACGCGGCGAACCCTTGATTTTACTAATGTCTGCGGCTCGGTGTATATCCTCTAGTATATGCACCAATGTCAATATTTTCTTGTTTTTTCAACGTTTATAGCGCCTCGGCTGCTGCTGTCACTGCTGTCACCGCCTCAACGAAGATTTTGTTTTTCTTTTTGGCGGATTTGATGCTTCTTCTTTTATAATATGCGTTGAGTGTGGTTGTAGTACTCGTATGTCCCAGGTCTGCAGCGATTTCAGATACTGGCACACCTCCATCATACAGCATAGTCGCATATGTACGCCGTGCTGTATGTGACGGTTTATAGTCTACCCCGGCAATCTCGCAAAAATACCTGAACCGCTGAATAATACTATTGCGGCTCATGATGCGTCCAGACCTCGCCCCAGCAATATACGGTGTATCCATACCGCGCTCAACCTGACGGCGTTTCAGCTCCTGTAACCAAAATACCGCCTCGTCAGTCAGTTCTATCGTCCTCGTGCTGCCTGCGGTCTTGGTGGTGCTGATTGTCTGAACATGATGAACATTTTGTTCTCCGTATGTCCTGTAATTTGTAACGGTTTTATTGATTGTGAGAGTTTTGTTTTCCTCGTCAAAATCCTCCCATCTAAGAGCGCAAAATTCACCGATTCTGCAGCCGATAAAAATCATTGCAATCATAGCAGCGCTCAGGCGGCATTTTCTGCCGTTCTGCCATTCTCTATGTGAGGCGCTGATTAACTGTTGCAGCTCCTCATTGCTCCACGCCATAGAGTCTCTCTTTCTTGATGTATCACAGAGTCCCTGGTTAACTGTCACGGTTCTCATATAGTTTGCCCCGATATACTCATGAGCAACCGCATATTCCAGAGCCATATTGATTTCATACTTGATACGTGTTACGGTTCCGTATGATAATCCCACACCGTTCACTCTTTTGTTTGTTAAATTTGAAACAATGTCTTTGCAGTCCTGTAGCCTTATATTTTTGATTTTCAATTTTGCGAATGGCTCGTTTTTGATATGATTTTCATAGTGTGAGTGATAGATTGTGAGGGTCTGAGGTTTGATATCCTGGCGTGTGCTCAACCACTCCTCCATCAACTCGGATAATGTAACTGGTATAGTAGTCTTGCCATTTTCCACTATATCATACATCATTTCAGCCCATTTTTTCTCACATTCCTCCTGTGTTTTCCCGGTTACCTGATGTCTTTTGCCATCTCTAGACATACTCGCCGGTATCATGCAGGTATATTGTAACCGCCCCTTTCTTGTGTGTTCTGTTATTGTTGGCATAATGATACTTTTTTCGGTCAAAACTTTTTTCATTATTTTCCCCTTCATATCATTCGCCGCGTTTATATCAATAATACCAGCCTCAACTAATTTGTCAATCTCCTGAAATCCATTTGTATTTAACATATTGCATTCCCTCCGTATTCGTGTTTGAATGCAATATGCTGATTTTTTTGAAAAACGATAAAACGGCAAAAAAAATTAAAAAAAAAAGAGAGGTTTCCCTCTCTTAAATTCGTTTCACGCAGTCAGTCTTAATGTTAATCCATCCAGCGCCGGATTTCAGATAGCCCCAATCGCCGGACGTTTTGGTAATTGTGAAAATGCCTTTTCCGGTATAACCCAAAACGGCCGCGTTGATACTCGCACTCTTGCGGATTCTCAGGTATTTACTCGTTACCTGTACCTGGAATGAACCGTCTGCGGCAGCGGCCTTTTTGTGTGTATAGATTTTCTTTCCGGTGCTGTCAAAAACGGAATACCCCTCCGGGCAATTCGCTTTGGCATTTTCTAGGACTTTATATGCCCCAATCTGTGAACTCGCCTTGTTCCATGCGGTTCTCACTCGGTATAATTGACCGGATGCGGCCGGCTTTGTTTCAGCAGTAGAACCGCTGGCTTTTTTCATATATGCAGCGGTGCATCTTACGAAATTGTCCCAGAGTCCCTCATCCAGTATACGGCGCGGGCAGTGTTTACGGCTCGCATCGTAGTGTCGTTTCAGATGTGATGTATCCCAGCCATACTGATTCAGCAGCATTGCTGCCAGTTCTGAGGCGCGGTCTACTGCTACATAGTAATTCGATTCAGGATTTACACAAATCTCAATGTTGATACTGTTGAGGTTAGTGATGCCGTACTGCCCGTGACCGTCACCAACGGCCCAAGCTCCGTCCTGGTGCTCCAATGTCTGATACGTCTGCTGACTGTCTACGTAATAGTGCACCGTCCCTTTTAAATTGCCGTTTTTCATTGCGTTTGCGTGTGCCTCTGCATCCGCTCCCTTGCTCCAGTTATCGGTCTCGTGAATTACTACATAAGCCGGTTTGTTTTGTCCAATATAACAATGCGTTTTTGCAATCATTTTTTTAATAGTCATAATCTTTCACCTTCCTTTGAATATAGTGAAGGGCGGCAAAACAGCCCCTCCCTTTGGTGCTTACTCGGCGCCGGTATCAGTACCGGCTTCTTTTTCTACTTCCGGGATTCCCGCAATTGACGTCAGGACAGATGCCAGACCAGACACCAGAACGGTTTGTACCATGATTCCCCATGCAGTCTCATTAAATGCGCCAATCACCAGCATTGAGCCGGCAACCTGTGCCATTGTCTTCACGGCTCTAATGCCTGCCGCTTTCGCCCATTTAATCCAATATGCCTTATTCATCTCTTACACCTCCTCAACGAAATCCTCACCTGTGATGATTTTGTATTCCTCTTTTGTTATCCACATTTTATCCACCGCATCATGCACCCTGGATTTGCTCCACAGGCCGCGGTCGTAAAAACGCTTTACAGTGCTGAATTTTTTACTCATTTTCTTTGCCCTCCTTTTTAGTTCTCGAGGTCGGTATCTGTCATCATGGCCAGATACTCAAGGTCGGCAGAAATCTTTTCCACCTTTGCAGACACTCGCTCTAATTTCGCCTCGGTTGTCTCCGGCTCGGTCTCTATGAGCTCAGAAGCCTCGGTATATTCTCTGCAGCTTCCCAACGGGTCTATCGCCTCAACATAACGGATGCCGTTTCTTTCAATATAGAACCCGCTGTCTGAGGCGGTCCTTGTGTAATTTTTGTCGTCAATTTTGACGGTTTCTGAAATTATCATAATAAATCCTCCTTATACTCCCTTAATATTGCTTGCGAATGCTGTCCAGTTTGTCGCCTGTTTCCACTCATCGGCCAGTGCGGCAGGGACCAGGATTTCCAGGTCGGATGAGTAACTGCCAAAGGCGTTAACCTCCTGTAGTGTCGGAACACTGTTGCAATTTGTAAAATCCATGATTCTTAAGCTCGTACAGCTGAAAAATGCATTATTGTAAACTTGTTTTACACTGCCAAGGAATTTTACATTAACCAGCCCGAAGCATTGGTAACACATATATGCGCCAATGAGTGTCACCTCCTCATTAAAAACCAGTGATTTTAGATTGTAGCAGTTATACGCCATATAATCATTAATGTTTGTTACATTCCGTATGTTAACTCGCTCTAATAATCTGTCATTATAGAACGCTTTGTTCCACATGTTTTTAACCGTTGCGGGTAGTGAAACAATGCGTAGTGAATAACATTCACTGAATGCATAATATTCAATATCCGTGACACCTCGTGGGATTGCTATAAAATTTATTCCGGAGCCTGCAAACGCATAACCCGGAATGCCGGAAATATCTTGATTCATAGAAATTTCCATCAATCCAAGCGCGTTCCTGAATGCAAATGCAGTAATTCCTGAAATTCTGTCCCCCAAAAATATTTTTTTTAGCATGGACATGTAGTAGTTACATGTATCGCTGGTTTTATCAGGTGGATTCATCATCGAAACAGGGCTGCCGCAGAGCGTAATTGCGCAATCATCATCAACAAATATTTTTATAATATACGTTCCAGTCGCAGCATATTCATGTGTTGTATATGTGATATTTCCAGGGTAACTCGTAGGCCTCTCACTCTCTCCGTCTCCCCAATCAATCAGAACCCCGTTTGTTGAGGACTGTGCAAACGCAACGTGCACATCACGGCGCACCTCACTCGCAACCTCAATCTCCAGCCTCGTTGCTCCGTCATCGGTCGTATATAGCGCCCCGATATCTGCCATTTCAGCATTGGCCTTAACCTCTTCAAGGGTGTAATTCCACCCCTGAAACACCAGCCCGGAATGTTCCGGCGGCGTTGGTAATGTCGTCAACGCCTTCGCCTCTGTCTCGGTATATGAGGCAATGAGTGTTCCGTCATAATCAAAAAAATTAACATCTTTCTCTCTAATTTCTTCTGCCGGTGCACTGCCTCCGCCTGTCTGTATACTGTCAATCTCTGACACAAAACCGGAGGGGAATGCCAATTTGTCTTTTTTTCCCGTTTTTTTTCTGATTGAATCGGCAATAGATGTGAGGGATGTTTCCTGAACTGTTAATATATCGCTCATTAGTATGTTCCCTCCTCTGCTGCGGCAATGGTAATATCTATCTGCTCGGTTCCGTCATAGGAATATTTTTTGCCGCCAATTGTAATGTTTAAAGCCTGCGCCTGGGCCGGCTCGGCTGGCTCTGGGATTTCTACGGTTACAGGACTTTTGCCGTCATATGTGTATGTATTGGCGCCATATTTGATTGTCAGAACCTGGTTATCTGTTACTGCCGGGATTGTGAGGGTTACCGCCTCTGTTCCGGTGTATATATATTCCTGGTCTCCAATTGTGATTGTCAGCGGCTCGGATGCTGCCGGGGCGCCGCCTCCTCCGGTATTGATTGGAATCTCAATTGCGGTTTTGCCGTCGTATGTATATGTGGTTCCGTTTACTGTGATTGTGAGCGTCTGCAGTGAGACTGTACCGCCTCCACCGCCAGAACCACCGCCCTGCAATAGTGCTATGAGCGCTTTAACGATATTGACCGGCTTTCCCTCGCTATTCAAAAAATCCCCTGTCATTGGGGCAATATATCGCATATCATATCTTTCATCGGATTCTACGCCGCCGCTCAGATAATCAACCCAGTTAACCGGGTTTCCGTCTTCGTCTAACATAGTTCCATTTTTTGGCATCATACTCATCGTACTCTATTACCTCCTGCATCATAGACCTCGCAGAATGCCGGGATTTCCTCATCCTCGTCAACCTTTGATTGGTAACAAATCATATATAGTGTTCCGTCTGTCAATAATCCGGCGGACTTCTTTTCTTGATATTCCGTCATAGTAAGACATTCAAATTTTGCCATAATAAAAATCCTCCTTATAATTTCTTTCTTATTTATAATATGCGAAATTTTTCTTTTTTTGAAAAACGAAAAAGAACCCGGCAGTCTCCCGCCGGGCTTGGTTAGTCATCATGCATCATATGTGAGATACCGGCCGCTGTGAGAGCTTGGCGCTGGTCCTCCCTGGTTTTCTGCATTGCAGATAAGGCCGAATGCATATCGCCGTTGCACCTCGACTCAGGGATTCTGGCGATGGCGTTGGCGATTGCTATTGATAAATCGGATGTGCCATCCAATGAATTTAAAATTATTTTCAGTAGCGCCTCTTGCCGTTCTTCATGCTCCCGCCTCTGTTTTTCTTGTCTATCAGTTACGCTTTTCACGATACCAAACGCCGCCGCAACAGCACTAATGATGCTGCATGTTACCGTTATTGCAGTTATGAGTAATTGTTCCATCATGCCTCCCCGCCTGCTTTCTCTAACTGCAGGTGAATAATTTTGTAATCATATCTTCCATTGCTGTCTTTCTCGGTTGATTGCCCGATTGCATATAAAATGCCGTTTTTCTCATCTAACCAATACTGCCCGGGTTCATTGAAATAATCCGGGGCAATATCGTAATCACCCAATGCAGGTATGCCGTTTTCAGCCGTCCATTCATAGTCAAAATTGCTTGCACCCTCCGGTGTTGTTCCTCTGAATAGAAAGCCGATTTTGTCGGTGCTCCGTCTCCTGAGCAGATAGTAGTAACCGCCATAATAAAATACGTTTTCCGGGATAGTGTCCAGAGTTGAGTTATTATAACCATCTTGATTATACAGTGTGCTTGTCGCTGTTTTTGGCTTTACGGTTAGATATTGCTTACTGTTATGTATTGAATAATATGTAACATAATCTCCAGCCATATAGAACCGGCGGGCCTTCTCCGCGCTCGTGTAATTGATGATTCGCTGATTGCTGCTCATCAAATCCCGGATATATGTACCGTCTAGCGCCCTTTCGGTGATTTTTCCGTATGCGTTAGGACCGCTGCCGCTGATATATGCACTCTCTGCACACACCATCGATTCACCACATACTGCCAGCACCGCATACCCTGTATCGGTGATGAGGTTTCCATCTTTGATATATGCCAGCATTGGCGGGCGGGATACGGTCTCGGCCTGCTCTGCTCCCTCTATGTAACCCATAGGAAAATGCATTGGAATCATTCCGCCACCGCCGTTAAAATTCGGTCTGTTAGGGTGAGCGAACAAATAATTTGACATCTTTGAAAATATGCCGCCCCATTGCTCCTCGGTATCAGTCAACTCAGGGGCGAATGTGTGACAGATGAAACTTTCGGCAGTTTCCCCGCCCTCTATATACCAGGCGGTTTCGCTTTCCACAATTGCGCCATCATTTAACACGTTCACACCGTACAGCGGCGTGTCATTCCATAGAAATGATGCACTTTCATTATCATCAAGAAAATTTGAAAAAGAAACTGTAAAAATATTCTGACCGTGAACGTTGAAAAATTTTGCTTCTTTGTCGGTTCCTCGGCTGATTATATACGGGCATAACAGGCCGTTTTTGGTAAATCTATAGTACCTGAGCGTTGTATCGGCCAGCTGCTCGCTTGCTCGCTCCCAGATGAGGCGGGCGCCGTGGTAAATTTGTTTGATATTATCCGGCGGCAGAATCTTTTTGCCGCCATAATACATTGCATATTTCATCTTCCCCGCCTCCTTTAACTCGTGCTGTCGTCGTATACGTAGTATATTGTATCCGCCCTTTTCTCTTTGAGCGCCGCGTAATCGCTCTTTGATAGAACTTTATGGGCTCGCAATTTTGTGAGGTTTGAGCCGTCTGAGATAAACGGCATCTTTGCGCTAGTTTCATTTGCCAGAACATTTGCGCTTCTTACGCCGTAGTCTAGCTCAGAAACGCATTCATTATATGGTGAGTTACTGGCGCTGTACTCGCATTGTATAGCCTGCCGGCTTATAAATGTAATCGTTCTTTGCATGATATAGGACCGTACCATAATCGCACCGTTCTTTCTTATATGCAGCACTGAACCCATTGGGATTGTCGGGTCTGCATATGTCTTTATGTTGTACTCTTGCTGGTAAAACTCTTCCCCATTGGTTAGACACATCTTACTCGTATCAAAGAGCCCTGCCGGCATATTTGCCGCACTGTATGCAAAATTTGGAGTTCCGTACTCATCGCAACCATACTTTTCATTGATGTAATCCTGGTTGCCGATTACCGGGCTGTTCTTAATTGTATACCAGTTATTGAAATAATCCTCCTCCGCCGTTGTATCTCCCGTAACATAAAAAATATTGACTCTTGGTTCAGATGTAAAAAACTTCGGCAGCCATACGTGACCGGCGCTGTATCTCAGTTTATCAGGGTCATATGTATCAATGCAGTAGCATTCTGTGCCGGTTTTACTGTCCTGAGCCTCTATGAATCTCAAATTGCCCTCTCCGTCTACTATGCCGAAACGCTGCAGGCATAATGCAAAATCACGTAGCAAATCAACGCCGTTTTCAGTCGTAATGTCCTGATTATCCGGGAAAAATACTGCATCAGATATTGCTGGCAGGTCTTCATCGTGATAAATCAGTAACCCCAATTGTGCCCCGATTTGGTGTATCATTTCACGCCAGGTAAAATGCTTACCGTTCTCTTTTGCAATCTTTACTGTTTCTGAAAGCCAGCGTGCAATGTTGTTATTTCGTACTCTGTATAGTCTATCATACGCCGTAACTTTCCAATGCTGCGGCAGGCTGGTCGGCTCTGCCGTTTCAATATAACCTGTAAAAAGCGCCGTTTCCTCGCTGTTCAAGCTCTCGCTTAATACACCATCTTTGTATACAGTCGGCGTGATTGTCAACTGAATCTTGCCTTCCGGGGCACTGTCTTTCAGCGCATCCGCATAACATTCAAAGGTTAGTTGTGCCGAATTAAAACCGCCCCAGAGAAAATAGGGCTCGCTGCATAGGGTCTGTTTCAACTTTACGCTCTTTCGCACCAGATTGTAATGTGTGAGGTCATCAAACTTCTTGTCCAGTGATTTTATCGTGATTATAACCGGGTTTTCCCGGACATAATCCGGGGAAAAATGCATATTGTTGTAAATCTTATCAGTCAACGCTGCTCACCTCCCGGAATATGAATTTTACAGGACTATAATAGACATGCTCCGGGCTCGTTCCCTCTATAGTAAAGTTGATATCCTCCAGTGTAAAATCCTTATCTATTACGTATTCTCCTGTTCTCGGGTCATAGTAATCCAGCATATAGGAATCTTTATTTAATCCAGCCCCGGTATGCTTTGCCGTTTCTAACGCCTCAAGAATTTTTGCAATCTCTTCCTCAGTCAATAGATTCGGCTTGCCAGGTGTTTCAAATGAAATTTCAGTCTTTTTACCAATTGAATAAATTACGTGCCGGACGTCATTGTAATCTGTCCAGTCGTCAATTTTTTCTTTATTTGCAGAGACCTTATATGAACCGGGGGAAATATATCCCCCGTCTTCCGCTTCGTCCAGTCTCAGCTGTCCAATCCTCAGAATATAGCCTTTATACATATCACTCACCACCTCACTTTCGCATACCTGTAATGCGGTAGCTGCTCGCCTGCCGCTTTAGTGCTGCGGCGCTTACGTCCTCGCTGTCCAGATACACCTTAACCTCATTTTGAATCTCCGGTCTAATAGTTAAATCCGCCATAGATGCACCAATGCCGCGGTCGCTCTGCACCTCACTTCTTAGTGCCTGCTTACGGCTTCGGTCCTCCTGTATCTGGCTGTAACCGGTAGTAAGAACATTCTTCATTGCGTCTGTAAAATCCCCGCTGAAATTCTCGTCCTGCATTGCCGCTTTTGCCTGCTCTATCGCATCCAGCAGCCCCTGTGTGGACTGAATGCCGAACTCATACCATGCATTGTATCCATCGGTGACACCTTCCATAATGTTTTCCGTGTATGCCTGCATAATGTCGTCAACCTTCTCATTCGTCCCGCTTGTATAGCTGCTGAACTCGTCAAACTGCCTTTGGAATTGCTGCAATTCCGCGTCAGATGTCCAGGTTGCCAGGTTGTGTACATATTCCAGCCCGCTTTGGCCCTGCTCGGTCAGATAACTCAAAAACTCATCAGATAACCCGCGCTGACTCAGACTCTTTAACTCATCGGCATATTTTCCCATGATATCCAGTGATATCTGCGCGTTTTTCTCCATCTGCCCCTTGCTGGATGACGTGTATATATCCATGAGGCCTTCCGTATCACCAAAAAGAGAAAAAGACGAAAAAGCATTTTTAAGAGAGTCTTTAAAATCCTCTATATTTTGCGCCGCCGCGGTTAATTGTGACTCTATTGCTGCAGAAACATCTGCGCTTTGAATATTCCCTGCGGCATCTATATAGGCGGCTGCGGTATCCTCTACGGCATCACTTAAACTCTCACTAGCCTTCGCGGCCTCCTCATCAGCCTTTGCCTGCTCTATAATCTTCGTCGTCAGGCTGCCGCTTTTGTTTACATACAGCCCGTAATCCTCATATAATTCTTTGCTGCGGTTGTCAAAATCCTCAACTGTCTCGGATGTTTTGGAATACTGTTCTTCTGCCTTTTTCAACTCGGCTGTCGCCTCTCGCTGGTTCTGCAGGTAATCAGTCATTTCCTCATTGGCGGCGTTGAGCTCTTTTGTCAGTTTATAGTTACCGCTGAAATCATTGAATTTGGCTTCGTCCTGCCTTTTTTCAATCTCTTTGATTTTTTCTTTTTGCTCTTTTATCTTTTTGTCAGACTCATCCAACGCAGACTGTGCCTGTGCCCTCGCAATCTCCGCATCTGCTTTTGCCATGACATAGGCGTTTCTCTTTGCGGCAATCGCTGCGGCAATGATTTCCTGGTAGGACTGAACCATAGTATCCTTTAATGTCTCAAAATCGGACGCTGACAGCTCCAGAATTTTGTTAGTATCTCCGATATATTGGTTGAGTTCCGGTATGGTGCCGCTCAGTGTCTCAATCGCATTGTTTAACTGGAATGTTTCGTACTCCGTTAGTTGTGTCTTACTTCTAGCCTGTTCTATAATATCAATGTAATATTTCACAGTCTCGGCATTTGCCATACCCTCAGCATAATCTGTGTCTGCCTGATTGATTGTGTTTTGTACCTTATCATTGGCCTTCTCAACCTGGTCAATAAATAGGTCCAGCTCGCTTTCCTGCTTTTGTATTGCATCTGTGATGCCGTTTAAGCCGTCTGCAATGCCATCAAACATATCTGTGAGCGGCCCTTTTATGTAATCATATACCGCATCGCCCAGGCCGTTTGCGGCACTGCTGGCGCTGGCCATGGCTCCTTGTAAATTATCGGACATCGTTTCTGCCATCTGCTCGGCTGCTCCGTCGCAGTTTTCCAGCTCTTCGCGGTAGCCCCTTACATTGCCCATACCCTCCTGCATCACCATATTGACGCCTTTAATTGAATCATCGGTAAAAACGGCGCTTAATGCCGCTGAACGCTGTGCATTACCCATTCCTTCCGTTGCTGCCTCTACATCTGACATAATGTCTATGAGGTCACGAAAATCGCCGTTAGAATCCTGAACGGCAATTGAGGTATTGCCAATCTGGATTGCCCCGTCCTTCATTTTGCTTGTGATGTCGCGCATCGTGGCGGATAAAGAGGTCCCCGCCTCACTTCCCTTACGTCCCTGATTGGCATACGCTTCAAGTAAGGCCGTTACGGTCTGTATAGACTGACCGGCCGCGTTTAATGATGCCGCACTGTTCTTATATGCCTCGCCAAACTGCGCCGTTGTGGCGTTGCTGTGGCTTTGTGCATATGCCAGCATATCGGCCATTTTTCCGGCATATTCAGCACTTAAACCGAATGCCGTTAAATAATCCGTCACCATATCGGACGCCTCTGCCAGGTCCATTTCTGACGCGGTCGCCAGGTTGATTACACCCGGAATTGCTGCCAGCTGCTGACGAACATCCCAGCCGGCCAGCGCCATATAACCGAAAGCGTTGGAAATATCTTCAGCATTGAAACGCTTTGAAATCCGTCCCAAATCCTCGGCGGTAGCCTTTAACTCACGCATTTCTGCATCGGTTGCACCTGACAATGCCTGTACCTTTGATAAACTGGATTCCAGGCCGCTTCCAACCTCTACGGCATATTGTGCACCCTGTTTTAACCAGTCACAGACTTTTTCAATGCCGGCTGTTGCGATATTACCGCCGACAACACCGGCAAAAACGTTCATTGCACCGCCTGCGGCGTCTGCTGCCTCTCCTGACTCTGAAACGGCTTCCCCGAACTCATTTATACTATGAGAGCATCCATCCGCGCTCTCTCTAGCCTCTTCAATATATCTCGCATAACGGTCAACCTCTGAACTGGCCTCACGCTCGGCCGCCTTCGCATCCTCCAACGCCTTCTGAAAATATGCGGTTCTGCTGCCGCATTTTTCCACCTGCTCGGAATAATCAAGGTATGACTGATATGCCTTATCTGCTGCCTCCTGCTGCTGGTTTATAGCATCGGCTGATGCCTCGCCGCTGTCTTTCATTTCCTGTAAAGACTCTTCGGCCTTTTTGTATGCCTCCAGCATCTGCAGCATGGTTTCTTTCGTTTTTTGCTGTGCCTCTCGGCTCCTGTCGTATGCGGTGGACATCTTTTCCACCTGTGCTTTTGCGGTGGACTGCATCTCCCCGTATTTTTCCTGGACGGCGATTAATGCCTCCAGACTGTTAGCATTTCCAGCATATGAGGCCTGAATGTTCTTCAATGAAGAATGCATTGCGGCCAAGGATGAGCGGCAGTTTTTCACTGAACTTTTGAAAGCATTCTCACCGTCAAGTTTTATGATAGCGCCAATCGCGCGCTTTTTATTCGCCATATCTAAACCTCCATCTACAACACACTCAGGCTTTCAACCTTTCGCGGCTCGGCAAATAATGCCTGTCCTGCGGTCATGTTGTGTATTTTCTTATACGTCTCAAACAAATCACACCACCGGCCAAAATATAGCCGCCGCACCTGGTCATAAGTAAAGCCCATTCTCATTCCCCACAGATAAATCCACTCAAAATCTATATGCGGGTCAGGGTCGCTTACTGGTGGCTCGTTTCGGCGGGCGGCTGCTGTTTTGGGGCTCGCAATGACCTCATGACTTCGCCATATATAGTAGCAGACACTGTGAAAATAGACTGGTCGCACCGTCTGAAAATTTCCCTTGGTGTCATTTTTTCAATTTTGTTTTTGTGGTTTTCGTTATATACCTCAATGCCCTCACTAATCATACGCGGTAATGCATACACCAGCGCATGAGCATCCGGCAGCCAGTCCTCGCGAACTGTCTTAAAATCAATCTGCCCGTCGTCATTTAACGGGGCAATTTTGCTTATAAAATCTTGTATTGTGCCAAATTCGTCCTGCAGCTCCTCCAGGACTCCAAGGTTACACATCATCGGGATTTTATCCCCGCTCAGTTCAATTGTCGTTAAGTCCATTTTGTTCTTTTCTCCTTATAAACAAAAAAGGCGGGAAAGAGGCAAAAGAGCCTCTGCCCGTCTTTGTGTAAGTTACGCAGCCACAATGCCCGCTTTAGTTTTTAGCCAGGAGTAGGCTTCGTCCTCAGTATCAAACTGAGCCTTTTCTCTCCATGTTTTATCCTTTGCTCCAACTGCAACACCAGAAATTTTCTGTGCCGTAAAGGTAAGTGAGTCATTCTGTGTTGTGTAAGAGTCTTCGCCCTCTGTAAAGAGGACTTTTGGCAGCCAGCAGGCTGTGTAAACGTCGTGCTCGTCGTCTATTGCCTCGCATCCAACAAAACCATATCCAACGTAATTGGACTTATCGTTTGTCTTTGCTGTCTCCTCTTTCTTTGATGTGTCAATTGTATGACCAAAAAGCAGCTCGCCAGCAGCAAGCGGGATTGTCTTAATCTCGGCTGTTACATCGGCCTGTTTAAACAATTTTCTGTGAATACCAAGGCGGTTATCACAGTAAAATGAGCCTTCGGAAAACGCCGGGGTTACACTAGTTCCAGCTGCCTCTAACTCAATCGCTTCAGAATACTTCTCGGTCTCGCCGTTATATTTTGCAATAATCGGCTTTGAAATTCCAAAATATGCCATAATTCTTTACCTCCTCACGCTGTGCTTTAGCGTGTTAAAGTTTAATATCTGCTGAAAATAGCAGAACTGTTCTTTTCGTTTCGTCTTGCATATCAATGCCAACCAGCGGCTCGGTGAACCCCTCGGTGGTCATTAAATCTATAATTTTCCACATAACAGCATCATAGCTTTTATCAATCGGCTGTATATATGAAAGTCTCACATGAGCAATGCGGGCATGCGCTCTATTGTCTGCGAAATTAGCAGGCTCTACATCGTCCACCTGGTAAACGCAGAACTCGGGCTCCTCTCCCTCATACTTATGAATTCCATATGGGACGCCAAGCTGTTTTGCAATACTGCTCAATTTTTCAAGCGGTTTTATCATTCGTCATCACCCCATATTTCAGATAATGCCCTGTCAAATTCGTTCTCCATCGCGTTCAGTACAGCGTTTTCACTGGCTGCAATTGCCTGTGTGATTACGTCGTATGCGGGGATAGCATAGCCAATAACTTCCTTTCCCTTATACATACGCTTATACACTTTGCCTCCTCGGATTCGTATGTACTCGCGGTTTATCAAATATATCATTTTGTCCGGGTTTGATTTGTCTCCTGGCTTTTCATTTCCGGTTGTGGCCCTGTATGCCAAAAACCAGCCTCCGGCGCTGTTCTGAACTGCTCCGGTAGATTTCAGGCTTTTTTGTAACGGCCCTTTATGCCTCAACATTTGCGTGTCCATTGCTGTTATGATATGAGGCTCGGCAGCACTTAACAGCCGCTCGCCCAGTTTTACATTCTGCATCTGGTCCATCTTTGCTTCTAATTCTGCAAAACCCGTTATCGCAAAATTGCCGTTATTTCTTTGGTCAATGAGGATATCGCCCTCTTGCCTTACACCCTTCTTATAAGCCATTATTAAACCCTCTTCCGCTTTGTCTACGTGTACAATCAAGAGAAACCCCGCCGGATGATATCGTCGCCTGCTGAATGTCGTACTCCTGACCGTCAGACTCATCAACTAGAATTGACTGACCCTCATAAAAACGCGTCTCAAAAATAAGAGAGATATTATACCCGGCCTGGCTCGCCTGCACCTGCTCGCGGCGTGTAGCCTCGCGGGCGGTTGCCGGTATCGCCTCCTGCCATTTAATATCTTCTTTTATGAAACCCTCTTTGTCGCGCTCTGCCGCAGCAGAGACCGGCAGTTTTATTGATGTCATCCGTTTCATAGCAGTCCCTCCATTGTCGCGCCCTCTTTTTCCAGGGAAAGACGGAATACCTTCCTCTCAAATTTCCTCAGATGCCAGTCTGCATCCTTCGTCTCCCCGGTATCTCCACGCAATTCATAACAGACATAGTGAGCAATACATGAAATGACCGGGGCGGCGCCCTCGTCTATGACAGACTGTGGAACGCCTCCCGTTCGCATCTCTATTACTGCATCGTCTATCAGGTCAGATATCCTCTCGTCATAGACTGTGACGGAATCCGGGATGCCGGCGGTCGTTTTGGATTTTTTTAGTGCTTTATTTTTAAATTCTTCAGTCATGCCGGCGCCTCCTCGGGTTTGTTATTTAATCTCGGTGTCGAAATGCGCGTAGATATAGGCATCGGAATCATTAAGAGTGATTCCCTCTCTTTCGATTGCCCTGAAAAACGTCAAATCGTTTTCGTATGCGCTTGTATCTCCGACAGTAGCGGTATCAGATGCCTTGATTGACATTGTCTGCTTGTCAAAGATTGTGAATGCGGTCTTAAGGTCACCTACGATGAGAGGCGCATAATTTTTGCCGCCATCAGTCACGTTTGGCATAATCTCTTTCGGAACTACAACAACCTGAATGAGCAGCGCACCAGCAGCAATAATCTGTCTTGTTGGCTGTGTTGGGTCTGGCTGTAAAAGCGGGCGGCCGTTTGCATCCTTCATCTCGCAGAGAATCTGTTTGCCGTAGTCATTAGTAATGATTTTTGCATTTGCGTTGTATGCAGAACCAAGAATGATATTCACCAGTTTTGTGAGACCATCGCAGTTCTTAGATGTTACAACCTCATATTTTACAGTATCGGTTGAGGCATCTTTCTTACCGTCAGCAAGAGCGGTTAATACCATCTCGTTTCGTGTAGCTCGGGACATCTTACCCAGTCTCTCAACCAGCAGATTTGTAACGTTTGAGTCACTATCGCTGATTTCCTCGGATGTTGCAGGGATGATACCTGCATATTTATCAACCTTGTATGTTTTTCTCTCATACTTTGCAGCAGCAGCCAGCGGGATTTTTCCGTTTTCCGGAACCTTTACAAAACCCTTAACTTTTCCCTTTTTCTCGTATGTGTATTCACCAGAACTAAAGCGGGTTTTCTTCTCCTCTACTAACTGGCCAAGGTTAAATTCAGCCTCGCGGTACTGACGAATTCTTGTACTAATCTCGTGAGGAACCAGATATCCGCCATCTTCGCCGGTAGTAGTCTGAAGGCCGGTATACTCATTCTTAAAGCCTCTTCTTGCAGCGTTTGCAAACTTGGTTTCTACGGAATCCTCAGGATTTGAGAGCGGCTGCGGATTTGTCAGCACTGGAACGCCTGCCTCTTTCTTTTTCATAATATTGTACTGTCTCTGCATCTTCTGCAGTTTTTCGTTAGCTTCCTCTGCCTCATCCAGCGTATCCAGATTTGCTGTGAGTTTATCTACTAACTCGGACTGTGCTTTAATAGCATCACTTAACTCTAACAGTTCCTTATTCATCTTTCTTCTCCTTTCCCTTCCTTGGGATATAAATTTCTGTTCTATTCATTATATTTTCAATAGAACAATATGGGCGCACATTGCCCGAAAATATAGGCCGCATCTTCGGCCTTACTTATAATATGACAAATAAAAATGATTATAAAAAACGGTGTTCTGATATACAACATGCAATGTTATATATCAGCTTCTCCACCGGTAATCATTACGCCAGGGCTCTGCGGACCTTTTTATCGCGTAACAGTCTTATCGCTTCTTCAAAACCGTCCTTACTGAACTGATTTCTACCAATAATAATATCCCTTTCGCCTCTCGCTCTATCCATCAGATGAGCAATACGGAATTTTATTTCTTCAGCATCCGCTTTCTCTTTACAGGCAGTCAATACTCTTCCGCCATATATTCCGCCATCTCCACCGTATAGAACGACATTAAATTCTCCCTTATCATCAGGCTGTACTCCAACACCGAACACATTTTCGGCAACGATATATTCATCATAGTCTGTATGAATTAGCTTCTCTCTCACCTCCTTTTACAATTCAATTCTATCCAATCCGACCTTTAGAGCCACGGCTCTTGCAGACTTTCTGAGCATTTCAGCCCGCTCAATCTTTTCAGCCTTGAGTTTCGCCTCTTCCTCTACTTTCGCCTCTTCTGCGGCCTTGGCTTCGGCAGTCTCTTTCTCTTTTCTTTTTGCGTTTTCTATTTCTTTTCTTGCTATCTCCCTCATTTCTGGGGTGAGTAGTGATTGGTAGGCAGAATTTGTAATTTCAATTGCCTCATCTTTGATAATTTCATCGACAAAATGTAATTCAACGCAGTCGTTGGCATAGAACCAGGTCTCTTCCTGCATGAGTTTTAACACTTCCTCTTCACTCTTGCCGGTCTTTAATACATATGCCTGAGCAATAGACTTATCGGTTGTTCTTAAAATTTCAGCAACCTTTTCCATATCACTGGCATTTCCTGCTGCCCTGGTGGACGCACAATGTATCATAATCCTGGCAACAGGGCTCATTCTTACAACATCTCCAGCCATTGCAATCATGCTGGCAGCTGAGTATGCCTCGCCCTGTATATCACAGGTTACTTTATGACCGTTTGCTGATGCTTCACGCAATGTTGAATAAATTTCGCTTGCCCCTGAAACACTACCGCCCCGTGAAGAAATTTTAACTTTAAGTTCTTCATCATCATCCAGTGTATCAACTACGCTTTTTATCTGTGACGGGCAGGTATAATTAATTCCAAAAAAGTCTAAAAACTCGGTATCGTCATCTACTGCAATTTCACCTCTTACATATACATCCTTCATTATTTTTTACCTCCGCTTGTCTTGCTCTTATATGCGGCTCCTGCCTCCGAAACCGGAACATATGAGCCATTAATCAGTAATGTGTCACCGCCATCAATATGCGGTTTATCCAGGTAATCTCGCGCCTCATTATTCGTATAGATACCGCCCTGTACAAAATTCTTCAGCACATTAGACTGTGCTTCGGATGACATTCTCAGAATGGCCTTTTCATTGAATTTGTAATAACATCCATTTCTGTACTCGTTCGGCATTAGAATTTTTGAGTTAATTTCTTCCTCATACATCTTAAGCCTGAATGCGATTGCATCCAGGAATGATAATTGGGCCGATTCTACTGTGTTATAGTGAAATTCAGAGTACAAATTTAAGGCATCCGGTTTCACGCCAAAAGCGGCGGCTATCTGCAGGCTCGAAAACTGTCTGAGCTCCAAAAACTGGTTATCAACTAGCGAATTTGTGAGAGGCTGAATTTCTAGGCCTTGCGGAATCGGGACAATTTTTCCCGCCGCTTGCGGTCCCATAAGGCGGCTTGCAAATTTCTTTTCAATCTGCTTTATCCTCTCATCGTCCAAACTTGAGGCATACTGCATGACCATTTTTGCAGAGAGCCCATTACTAAATAAATTTCTGAGAAATTTATCTGCAGCCTCTTCTCCGTCTATCATATACACCAGGTAATACCTCACCGGCAGGCCCATCAGGCCATCTTTGGTGAACCAGTTTTTAAAATGCATAATCTCGCTTGCTCTATAAATATGCGTCTCCCCATTGTACGGGTTTGCATACATATATAGAATATTTCCCTTTGTACCTGTAACACCCTTTCCAATGTCGTCAATTATAGGCTGCACACAGGCATTATTTAGAGGATAAATCCCGCGAATGTTGTAAGTTCCGCCATATTTTTCATCTAACATTTCGCCATCTATCAGGGCATATGAATTCCCGTACTGCTGACAATTTGACTCCATAAGGCTCCAAAAAATTGAGGCCGTCATGTAATCATTGGGGCGAACCGCTAACAGCTTATATGCACTCGTTTTCTCCGGGATGACAATACCGTTTCTTGTCTCCTGGTAGTATTTGAGCGGCATTTTACCAATAGCCTCCGAAAAATTCTTTATACAGGTATAATATGTAACCTGTGACATCTCACCGCGCTGCTCGGCGTAGTTTTCTTCATCCCTGCCTGTATCAAACAGCGAATCGCCATCCTCAGCATCTCCGTCATCAATCGTCAGGCTGTTCTTTATGTAATCCCAGGCCCTTTTTATATTTCTATTTATGTTCACTTTTTACCTCCTTCTGTTACCAATCGGCAGACAGCCATGCGTCAATTGACGCCTCCATACGTTTTTGTGATGCTGCAATTTGATTAATGCGTCTTGCCAATTTAAACGCATTTATCAGAGCATCTATGATATCAATTCTTTCCGTCTTTTTTCTTTTATCAATTTTGATTTGGTCGCCGTTGTATTGCACAATCGCATTCACCATGCAAAAATTCATGAGCATATCGGGGGTATAGATGATACGTTTTTCATAGACATTTTCCCTGAAACTCTTGGTAGGGTCTGAAAGTGAACTGTAATTTTGCGATACATCATATACGGTGTAGCCGTCATCTGACAGAGTTTGCATGAACATCGCGCAATTCCAGGAATCACACGCCCAACAGTTAATCTTTAGCCCCAATTTTTTGCAAAAATCAATTGTCCATTTCATTATGAATGCTTGTCCAACTGTTTCAGTATTCGTAACGGTTAACAACCCTGCCTGGAGCGCTGCCGTATAATTGAACTTGTCACTTAACTCCCTTTCTCGCAATTTCGCCGAATTCGGGATAAATGAATGTTGCATGACAATATATTTTTCTATCGGCTGCCCGTCTACATCCAGGTCTGCGGGGTCCTTGAACGGAATACATATTGCAATTGACGTTAGGTCAATCTTTGAGGACATATCAACCCCGACAACGCACTCCATACCTCGTATATCAAACGGTAACTCTGGAACCTCACAGGCTTTCCATTTCGCCATATTCATATACGAATCAGGCTTTTCCTGCATCCATACATCAAAATTTTTTGTGAGACATTTTGTCATTTCTTTTGTGCTTATCAATGCCTTATCGTACTTATCGTGTATGTGCTGAATACCCTCTGGATATGTCGCCCTGATAGGATTACTTTTTATCCATAACCGCTCATCCTTTAACAATTCATAATCGTCAGCTTCTTCCTGGTCCTGCTCGCATATATCTATCAAATAAATTTCATCCTCTAGGTCGTCATACGGGTCTAGCACTCTAGAACAATACAAATATTCGTCATAGGCGGGGTAGTTCAAATTGTAGCCAGCCGTGGTTATTACAGCCAATAATGGCTGTTTCGTGTTACTACCAATGCTTAGGTCATAGAATTCGGTTGTAGGGTGCTGATGGTATTCATCCAGAACCAATACCGCCGGGTTTGAACCATCACCATTTTTACCATCATCCTTACTGAGCGGTTTTATAAATGAACCATTTTTGATATACTCAATCCTGTTGTTAGTTATCTTAAATTTTTTTCTCAGCGGTGAGCCTTTCAACATATTTTCGCACTCCTGCGTTACCACACGTGATTGCTCACGCTTGGTAGCGGCGGTGTAAATTTCAGCAATTTCCCGGTTTTGTGTACTTAAAACTGCACAATCAAATAAAATTATCCCCGCTAATTCTTGAGATTTCGCATTTTTACGCGCGACCTCAATAAACATCTTTCGGAATCTTCTTCTATGATTTTCCTTCTGCTTCCATCCATACAGCTGACATATATGAGACTGCTGCCAGGGTGTCAGATTGATTGGTTGACCGGCTAACTCGCCCTTCTGATGACGCAGTAGCGCAAACCACTTCACAATTAAATCTGCACTTTTTTCATCCCAGTAATACGGATAATCCGGGTCTGTTTCAGACCTCTCAAAATCTCTGAGTAGCCTTCTACAGAAATTTTTATGTTTTACGCATGACGGAATTTTATCCTCGAGGCAATCATGAGCATACTGGATAATAATTTCTTTACGTGTCACTCTCTTCACCTCTTATAAACCGAACTCATTATCTATATCTGCGGTTTCATCTCTTACCTTCTGAGACGCATATATTAACCGTGAATTGATTGAGATTCCGGCCTTTGAGGCAAATGCTCGCATCTCGTTTGCATACTTAATTTGCACATTTATCAATGGATTCGCCTTACCCTCAATGCAAAGCGGCTGTACAGCCAATTCACTAGTAGCCTTTTCATACAGAGATTTACTATTGCAAAAGCCAACTATTGCGTAAACATCCAGGTCCCCGATTATCTCGAGAGATTTTAACGCTGCACACTGTTCACGCCAAATATCACGTGCCCGCTTATCAATCAACTCTTTTGGCGGTCTGCGGTTTAAAAATGTTCTATTGCCTGTTGCAGCCTCACTTTCAGCCTCTAGGATTTCCAACTCTTCCTTTGTATGATGGCTTGTATGTAGCGCCACCGGTTTTTTTGCACCCATGCGTGCCTCACCTCCCTCAAAAATAATTTCGTTCGGAATTTTGCGAAAGGAGCCCA